CGCGCTAAATTCTCCAGCATCATCTTTGATGCAGCATCTGGCCCATCGCAGGTAACACCAGCCGCACCGCAACCGTACTATCAAACGCAACTTACGGCAACGTTCGAGGCGTATGTAGACTGAACGCAGCCACTACCGCTCACAACAATGGCCGTCACTGTTCTGTCCGGTACGTCCGGCGCTCTCTACTACAAACCTGCTGGCACCACCGGCACCTTCCCTGAAGCTGGTGTTACTGTCGCCACTGATGTGATCACCATTCAGCCATACCTGAACTTGAAGGTTGGTGATCCGGTTGTGTTCTCGGTTGTTAATAGCCAAACCGGCGGCGCTGGTACTGGCACCTTGCCCGCTGGCATCACTGCTGCTACCACCTACTATGTGCTCACCTACACTGCGGCCACTGGTGCGTTGACCGTATCGGCAACCCTCGGCGGCAGCATCCTGACCATTACGGACGATGGCACTGCTGTAGCGCCTAATGAGTTCCAAGTTGAATACGCCGCCTACGCCGCTGTCGGACAGGTGCAATCATGGTCATTTGAGATCAGCCGCGCTGAGATCGACGTAACTACCATCGGTCAAACTGCTGGTCAGTATGCGCCATTCCGCGCTTACATCCCTGGTTTTGCTGATGGTACCGGCACTGCTACGGTCTACGTCACCAATGAGGATGCTGCACTATCCAACCGGATGGTGGAAGATGTACTCCAGCGCCAGCAGGTAGGTTGCGGCTTCAAGCTGTACACCGACAAGCAAGGCACTGAAGCACTCAGCCGCAGCATCGCAATGGATGCGGTACTCCTTAGTGCTAGCCTTAACATCAACCCAGATGATGCCCAGCAGGTAGAAATTACCTTCCGCCCATCTGGCGTTCCTACGTTTGACTTCAGTACGACCACATGACAGCCTTAGCACGCCTTAAGAAAGCAGCTAACCTCACACCCGTAAAGCGTGCCGTCACCTTAGGTGATGGCACTGTCTTTGAAATGTGGGCATCACCGCTCACTATGGCCGAACGTGAACGTGCGCAGAAAATGCCCGGCGGTGATGATGCCAATGGGTTTGCATTAAACCTGCTCATCATGAAGGCAGCCGATGAAACCGGCCAGCGGTTATTTGCGGCAGGTGATGCGGCTGAGTTGAAGAATGAAGTAGCTGATGCTGATCTTCAGCAACTGATGCTTGCGATTATCACCAACCCTGAAGAGGTAGAGGTAGATATGAAAAGCATTAAAGCGGGAGCTAAGTAAAGATAACCTGTTGTTGTTGCAGCTTAGTATTGCAAAAGAGCTGGGCTACTCGTTAGTCCGGCTCAACCAAGAAGTGACCATGGAAGAATTACTTTTGTGGTCAGCATATTTTGAGCTGCAAAACGAAGAGCAGGAGCGTAGAATGAAACGAAGACGGTAGGTCGGCTGTGTCAGTTGTCGCTAATGTCGCCATTAACGTTGACAGCCGCAATGCTGTCAGCAAGCTGCGGCAGGTGCAGACGCAGGCGCAGGCTACTGAAAAGGCATTTGGCGGCATTGCAGCAGCCGTTGGCAAGCTGGCCACGGCGTTTGGCGCTATCCAGGCAGCACGGTTTGTATTTGTTAAAACTGCCGAGGTAGAAAGTCAAACGCGCAGCTTGGCGATTTTGGCTGGCAGCGCACAAAAAGCCGGCCAAATCATTCAAGAGCTGCAACAACTTGGTGCCGTAACACCATTTACTAGCACTGAGCTGATTGATGCGGCCAAGCGGCTGCAAGCATTTGGCGTTGAAGCTGACAAGGTGGTAGAAACCACCAGGCGGCTGGCGGATGCCTCTGGCGCCACTGGTGCTGAGCTGAGCGGTCTTGTCACCGCCTATGGTCAAGTGCAAGCCAAGGGGCGGCTACAAGGCGAGGAGCTACTGCAGTTCCAAGAGCGTGGCATTGCATTGCAGGAAGAACTGCGCAAGATGTATGGCATGACTGGCGAAGAGTTTCAAAAAGCTCTTAGCAAAGGTCAAGTCAGCGCCAAAGCCGTAGAAGTTGCCTTACAAAATCTCACTAACACTGGCGGCAAATATGCCAATGGCGCCATTGCGCAAAGCGATACGCTGCAAGGCAGACTGTCAACATTGCAGGATGGTATTGATGCATTAGCGCGGCGCATAGGTCAAGTCCTAACACCAGCACTAAAGGCAATTTTCAACCAAGCAATTGCAGTTGTTGATGCAATCAATGCTGCGTTAGCCGCGGGCAGGGGTGGTGGCTTTACTCGTAGTGTTGCAGGCGCTCGACAATTCTTAAACATTGGCGCAACAAGCCAAGCGGTAGACAATATAGCTAAAGGCATAAGCCAGGTATCTAGCCAAAAGAACAAATCAGGTATTCAGCAAAACCTGCAGGCTTTACAGCAATATCAAAGGTTGTTGCAAAGTATTAGGCCTGAAGACGTCAATCAAAAAAGAGCCTTAGCTTTGCAAGGACAAATTTTTGCCAAAATTGATCAAAACCAAGCGGCATTAAAGCAACTTCAATCTGGCGCTAAACAGACCAACAAGTTATTTACGCCTCCATTGCTAGGCGGTGGCGGTGGCGGCGGTCGCGCAGCAGGCGGTGGTGCTGATAAAGCTGCCAACAATGCTAAGCGGGCGGCAGAAGAAGCCAAGCGTCTAGCGGAGCAAATAAGTCAACAAGTCAATGCCGCAGAATCACTCAAAATTCAACAACAAGGCAGCCTTGCTATTTTGCGGTCAAGTAATGAGTTTGAAAAAGCATTTGTTGAATTTGGCGTAAAACGAACTGAAATTCAACGACGTTACAGCGAACTTACCCTTGCAAGCAAAAGCGATGAAGAGCGCAAGTTATTAACAGAAGCACGTGCTCTTGAATTTAAGCAAAGTAGCTTTGAACTGCAAAAGCAAATTGCAGAGCTGACTAAACAAGCTACTGCGCCATTAGATGACATCGTATCCAAACTTAAGGATCAAGTTGCATTTGAACGTGAGTATGGAGAGTTGATTAAAAACGGCACCAATCCAGAACTAGCAAAGCAAATCATTGAGATTAACCGCGCATATGAAGCCAGCGCAGCGGCATTGGTTCCGGCATTGGCTGCAGCACAAGCTGCTGTAACCAAAGCAGAAGCGGAAGGCGCGTCTGCAACTGAAATTCAAAAATACCGCGCAGAGCTAGAGCGGATACAGGAAATCCAAAGCGGATTGCCCGCGGCGAGAACAGGCGCTATAGCTACCGCGACCACACTAGCTGCACCTAAGACAGACCAGCAAAACATTACCGAGAAGATCGCCACTCTTAAAGATGAAATTGCTGATCTTACCAGCATCAGCAACATTGCCATTACATCTGCAGAAGGTATCGGCAATGCCTTTGCGCAATCATTTCAAGGTTTAATATCTGGCACTATGACCGCCAAGGAAGCCTTGGGTAGTTTTTTCAAGTCAGTTGCGGATATGTTCCTTGAGATGGCTGCGCAGATCATCGCAAAGCAAATCACCATGATTATCCTGCAAACGATCCTTAAGGCACTTGGCGGCGCACCAGGCGGGGGAGCAGGGCTATCTAGCGGCTTTGATGCAGGTAGCGCATCTGCGTTGCCAACGGACGCTGCCGGCTGGAGTCAATCATTTGCGACCAAGCTGCCTGGCCGCGCCGCTGGCGGGCCTGTAACCGGCCAGCAACCCTACATGGTGGGCGAACGTGGTCCTGAGTTGTTCGTGCCAGGCACCGGCGGCAGCGTGGTCAATAACAGCGACTTGCGCAGCGCAATGAACGGTGGCGGTGGATCCAGCGGATCCCCCGTGCTTAACATGAGCTTCCAGTCCACCAGCATCAACGGCGTAGAGTATGTCAGCCGCGAGCAGTTGGAGCAGGCAATGGCTGAAACCCGTCGTACTGCTTCTCGCGATGGCGCTAAACGCGGAATGACAATGACGCTTGATCGCATCCAGAACAGTAGCTCCACACGCCGCAAGGTGGGCATCTAATGGCTAACTTTCCTGCGCTAAAGCCAACTGCTCGTAGCTTCCAGCTAGGCCAATACCCAGTCAAGACATACCGGGCAATGTCCGGTGCAGTGGTGCGCCGTAGTTTCGGCAATAAGGCATTTGGCTATACGCTAGAGCTGGAATTTGCCAATGTTCCAGAAGCCACGGTTAATACCATCATTGATCACTACAACGGTCAACAAGGTGGTACTTTAGGGTTTGTAATTGCCACTGAAGTATTGGCTGGCTATAGCTTTACTTTGCAAAATAAAACTATCTATCCCTCTGGCATTGAATGGCTTTACGCTGAGCCGCCTAGCATTAGTAGCGTAATCAAAGACATTAGCACCGTAACAGTGAAGCTGGTCGGTGAAATGCGATGACTGAAATTCGACTGGCGCAATACTTTTACCTTATCACGGAAAGTGGCACGCAACACCGCTACCAAAATTTCTTCGTCAGCGAAGCTCGTTACCTTGATGGCCAACGGTATGAGTTTGCGCCGTTTCGCGCTGAAGGTAGCACCGCCAACCTCAATGGTGACAACGGCATGGTGCGCGTCTTGTTCCCCAACGTGGAGTATGCCATCCGCCTTGTCGAGCAAGGTGACGGCAACCGTCTAAGCCGGCTAACCATCACCACGCAATGGTTGAACGCTGCTTTGGCACCATCACGCAGCTACCAGGAACGGTACGTCGGCATTGGCGCCAGTTATTCAGACACTACAATCGAACTGCGCTATCGCACCGCCATGGACTCTGTTGGTGCGTCATTTCCAGCGCGTACTCTCACCCGTGGCCTTGTTGGCCCATTGCCCCTCAATGCAGAACTTGTCCTTCAATGATTTGATTGGCCTGCCATACCAATGGGGCGCTGCTCCATGGTCTGGCAAAACCGACTGCTTTCAGCTTGCTTGTGAGGTGCATAAGCGACTGGGGTTTGCCGACTACAGTGATCAATTCGAATGGGTGTATGAGCTGTTTGATGAAAGCACATTTGCCAAACCATTGCTGGTGCGCTGGATGATTGAAAATGGCACTCGTTTGCAGCAACCCATTCTTGGCGCAGTGGCACTTCTGCCGGCTGCAATTGGGTCTGCATTGGGTACAATCGTGGAAGATGGCGCATTGTTCCTGTCGCCTAGTGGCACTGTTATCAGGGCGCCATTACCTAGCGGCATCGGCCATTACTTCTGGATGAATCAATGACCCGCAAGCTGCTGCCTTACGAATACGATTTGATTGACGCCTTGGGCGTCACTAAAGAAGAATACCTTGACTTTGTAGCGCAACAGCACATTTACGAGGATGCCAAGCAAGACACTGTGCTGGATATTCGCGCAGAGCCGGTTTCGATCATTCTTGCCGTTGTAGGCATTCTATTTCAGTTGGTATCTGTGCTGTTAATGCCCAAGCCTAAGGCTCCGCAAGAGCAGCAAGGCACAGCGCAAACCAGAGATGCAGTATTAGCGCCACGCATTGGTTTCAACGGCGCTCAAGATCTCGCCGTATATGGCGACACCGTACCGCTGGTTTATACGAACACCGCGCAAAACGCTAACGGCGGTGTGCGCGTTGCAAGTTTGCTGTTGTGGTCAGCCATCCTTAGCTTTGGCAACAACCAGTTTATGCGGCTGATGATGACAATTGGCGCATCAAGCATCGCTCGCATCGACCCAGAACGCACTGCACTTGGACAGTTCCCCGCCAAGGATTTGGTGTTTGGCAACGTGTGGCAATACTACAGCGAGAACGGCCCAACTCGTTATTGGCACCTAATCAAAGGAGGCGGCACCGATCCAACAATTCGTTCTGGCATTGATACTACTGCCAGATTGACTGGACTGCCAAACGACCAGGAAGGTTTCAGCCAAGCATTTTCGCCTACCACCGCAAGCACCGTAGGCGTAACCGGCTTTATACCCATTGAAGCGGATGTACTAATCCTAAATGAAGCTGGTAATTCCGAGCGCAGGCGTGTTGAGGCGCGATTCCAATCTCAAGCTGGCACATATTGGTCAGACAATGGCGACCGCCCACTTGTGCCAGTGGGTGCTTCTTGGGTGTTATTTATTGCTCATACTATTGAACTGCTTCCTTCCAGCGACACTGCAGGCATTGCGCGTCAAGATGCACTGCGTGATTCCGCGTCACGCATCGACAATGGAACCATATTCAAAGCCGGCTCTGCGTTGTTTCGCGTGGTGTCCGTAAATTTTACTGGTGGGTCCAATGGCATTGAAGAAGGCGATTTATGGGCAGGCGTCGAGTGCATCCGCACCGGAAAGTTACCTCGTGCAAATCCAGGAATAGGGCACTGGCAGCAAGTAGGCAGTCAAATCAATGCATTGCGTGCCGAAATTGATAGTAGAAATAACCGAATTGCAGCCGCTGAAACATCTCGCAATAAGAATCAAATTATCCTAAACCGTGGGTACACAGTCGTTTTTGGAAGAGGCGGAGCTTTCAACAGGCCACTTACTCAAGCAGACCGCGATAAATATCAATCAACTGTTAATAACCTCAATAATGAAATCGCCACATTACAAAACGAAAACAATGCGCTGCAAAGCCAAATCAACAGCTTACAAGGGCAAGGCGGCCCGGAAACATTCCACGTAAAGGGCCTGGCGCGTGTTGAAGAAGCTGCTTATGCCAGCGTCACCAAGTGCAATGTTCTGGATATAGCCCTGCGGTTCCAAGCATATCGACGCCTCAGTGGTCGCGCCAATGTGTATGGCAAAGATCAAGTTAATTACGGCCACAGCGCATCAGACAATGGCGCCAAGGCACGCACTGCTATGTTCGCCGTGTGGTATCGTCTTGATAACGCAGGCGATTACATTAGATTGCCGTATATTTTCTGTTGCCGTGGAGTAAACGAGCAGGAAACATTTACCTACCTAAAGCTAATCACCCGCAATGCCGGGCCACGGTTTATTGAAGTTAAATTAGAGGCCGTTGTTGACACTTACACAGAGATTCGCACGTTCCACACTCGTGGATATTGTTACTTAAATGCCACCGGCCCGCTCGTGACCTTGGGTACCGACCTGACAGAAAACGACAATTTGGAAGTGTACTTTAATGGCTCAGTGTATCGTGATGGCAGCAGGGGCGATTATCCACCATTTAACAAATCCCCGGCCAACACCTCAGAATGGGACTTGTTTAATTACGACGCTTTTTCCAACACTTCCTTTTCTTTTGATTCATCCACTGAAATCAAAGTTACTGCCGTAACAGAACAGCGCATTGAATCATGGGCAAGCTACAGCCCCAGCTTGTACAACGGCTTGTCCACCTTGGCGGTGCATATTGTCTCAGGGGCTGGCACTCAAGACCTGCGCAGCGTTAGTGCCTATGTCACCGAAGGCAAGCGCGTGCGGCTACTGCCGACCAACCTTGACTACTTTGGCAATGAAGCCACTGGTGCGCCATACGACAACAACATTGAAGCATTTGCCAACAGCGGCCCCAGTAACTCCACTTCCTTTGCGCCTGACATTTTCCTAGATACCATCTTGGATGAAGTGAATGGCATCGGCCAATATGCCAGCTTGCATTCTGTTGATGTGATGCAACTGGCGCAAAGTAAGCGATTCTGCCAACGCAACCAACTATTCATGGATGGCGTGATCGCAGATGGCAGGCCGTGGCGCGAATTTTGGGCGCAGGTGGCACCGTTTAGCCTGCTGGAACTCGGCAAGATTGGCGGCAAGGACACGCTAGTACCAGCACTGCCCTACATCAAATCAACTGGTCAGATAACTCGTGCCATATCAATTACAGCCTTGTTTAACCAAGGCAACATCCTTGAAGACACTTTCAAGGAAGAGTTTATTGATTACGGCTCCAGCGTCCAAGATGTTATTGTCACGCTCATCTATCGTGACACCGAGCGCGGCAGTGTTTTTCCACGTAACAACAGTGTAGAAGTGAAACGCACTGATACGCAAGAAGCCAATGCAATCCGCGAAAGCCTTGACATTTCTCAGTTTGTAACAACACGCGCCCAAGCAATTTTACTTGGCAAGTACCTCTGCAACGTGAGACGTTACAACCGTCGCGCCATTGAATTTGTCACATTCCCTACGGATATCTTCGTGATGCCTGGCAGTTACGTCTATGTTGAAACCAGCAACAATCAATGGGACGGCATATACACCGGTCGCATTGAGGACAATGGTGTTTTCAATGTGCCGCTACAAGGCATCCCTAACGGCACCTACAACGTGCTCACCTACGGCAGCACCGACGGCACGCGTTCTTTTAATGGCGTGGCAGTGAGCAATGGCGCCGCTCCTGCACTTGCATCACGCAGAGGCGACTTGTTTGTGCTCGGTCAAACTGTCCGCGCCAAGCGAGTGTTTCGCGTGACGGAAGTAACGATGGAAGAGGAAGGTGAAACCACGGTTCGCGCAGTAGAGCACCCGTGCGACAGCAATGGCCAGTCGTTCATTGCGCAGGGCATCGCCAGCTACGTGGGTGGCCTCTTTACCATTGATGGCAGTGGAGAGTAGAATGCAAACAAATGGTTAGGCGTTAAAGATGGGTTTTTACACGGGGCGCAGCGGCAGGATGTACATCACTCCAATCCTTTTTGCCGGTCCCACGCCAGCCGACAATCAATCGGTGCTCAAAATCCGCGACTGGTCCATTGATACCAGCTTGGAACTGTTGGAAACCACCACCATTGATACGGCAGTTAAAAGCTATACGCCTGGCATGGTTAGCTCCACTGGCTCTGCCACTGTCATGTATTACAGAGGAGAGTCTGGTGACATTGGCGTGCAGTTTGAGCAATTGCTTAACAAGGTGATGAAGACTAGCAATACAGGTGTTACTGCTTCTGATCGCGTGGGCATGGTGCTCCGAGCTGGTTCGCAACCAGGAACTGGCGCCGACGTAAAAGATGACATTGCATTTAATGCGTACATCACCAACGCTGGCATCACCGTGGGCACTGGTGAGCTTAGTAGCGTATCGCTGCAATTTACAGTTGACGGACCATTTATAGAACTCGTTGACGCATGACCTATTTTATTGGCAATGTCGGCAACGTAAGACTGCGCCGGAATAATGAAGTAGTTTTGTCGGCATTGGTGAAAGATGCTGACGTAACTGTTGTATTAAATCGCGTTGGTTTTGAAGGCGCTGTTGATAACTTACTAACTGGAGACAAAGTAACCATCAACACTGCCGACACACGTGGGCTATTGTTTTTCACCGTAGGCAGTTGGGTCGATGGTGAAGGCGTCGAGCAACGTAGCTTTTCTGCGTATATCAATGTAAACGCTGCTGGCGGTTTACGGTTTTTCCCAACATTTGCGGATGCTGTAAACAACAATCGCGCCGTTGAATATCAAGTGCAGTCGTTTGTTGGCGACCCGATTTTAGTCCAATTAGTAGTGCGCGACATTTCGGCCAATGTACTCGGAAACGTTACTGCTTACACTTTTAACACCGACCGCGAAAGTTTAGACGCAACCACGCTAAATGATAAATTTAAGCGCATGTATTCTGCTGGACTTATAAGCGGCGGCGGTTCCATCGACTGTTTGTTCAATAATGTGACATCTGGCGTAAAAGAAACGCCACTGCTGATGTTGCAGCTTATACATCGCGTGGATATTGGCAGCGAATTTGACTGCTTGCTGTCGATTACGGATTCGGAAAATGACGCAAGCCTGACGGACATCTACTACGAGTTCACCGCAATGGTGACACGCGCAGGCTTGGAACTGTCTGCATCCGACGTGATCTTGTGTAGCATAGACTTTGTAACCACTGGCGAAATTCGCTTGCTAGTGGGACGGCCATCTGGCTATATACTGAAGGAAGATGATGACCGCCTAGCCCTCAACCAGAATAGTCTGGAATTCCTGCTGACCGAGGTTGAAGACTAGAATGTACCAAAGGAGCTTGTGACCCGTGAGTGACCAGAGGATTACGCAGCTAACCAAGCTGAACCAAGCTGACGTAGCAGCTAATGACGTGCTGGCCATCGTTGATGTTGGCTCAAGTATTACAAAAAAGGTAGAAGCCAAGGAGCTGTTCCAGGCTGGCGCAAACCTAGCTGATAACGCCAGTATTGATCTTGTCAAGCTCAACCAGGCCAGCACCACCAAACTCGGCACCACGGCATTAGCTGATGATGCAGTTACGGCCGCCAAGCTGGCCAATGACAGCGCTATTGCCTACGACTCTGTCGCGCCAACCATTGATAATTTTGATGGTCGCGGTTACGTCAACAGCACCAGCAAAGCTCTGCAAGTATTTGATGGCAGCGCATACCAGCAAGTTGTGGCGCCCACTGCTGGCATTGCAGACTTGGCTGTTACCACTGACAAATTGGCTGATGGTGCAGTCACCACCGCCAAAGTAACTGCCCTTGGCACGGCTGCTTATGCCGACAGTAGTGTAACTGAAGCCAAGATCGGAGCCAACGCAATAACCAATAGCAAGGTGGCTGATGGCGCCATTACCACTGCCAAGGTAGATGCTGCTGGCCTTGCTGCTGCTGCTATTGCAAGCGATGCCATCACCACGGCCAAGGTGCTTGATGGTGCCATTACAGCGGCGAAGTTAGCTGCTGATAGCACCACCATCGTCCAAGCCGGCACCCCCACGGGCAGCGGTGCTTATGAAGGGCAGCAATGGTTTGATACTAATACCAGCGTTAAATATGTATGGGATAGCACTGCATGGGTGAGACAGGCGGCAATCAATGCCCTTACCTTCACTGATAGCACTCCTGTTAATTTTGCTGTTGCATATCCAGATAGGCATTCAGCAATTATTACAACCACGCTTGACACGCAAGTTGCCAATAGAGCTTTCGTTGGTCCAGCCGCTGGTGCTGACGCAGCTCCAACTTTTCGTGCATTGGTGCCAGCAGACTTGCCTGATGCCACGGCATCAACCAAGGGCATCATTCAACCTGGCACAGGGCTAGTCGTTAATGGCGGCACACTAAACCATAGCAATAGCGTTGCAGCAGGCACCTACACCAAGCTCACGGTTGATGCGCAAGGACACGTCAGTGCAGGGGCACTGTTAGAAGCAACGGACATTCCAGACATTGACGCTGCCAAAATTACCACAGGCGAACTGCCTACTGAACGCCTTGCTGATAATGCAGTAACAAGTGACAAGCTGTCAGACTACAGCACTGCATCTCTTGGCGAAGTATTCCCAACACCTAGTTTTATTGGTCAAATTCACTTAAACCCGCTGGATAAGTCGTTCTTCATGTGGGACGGCAACGTTTTTGTGCCCATTGGTATTTCGGCCGGGCAAATTATCTTTGCTGGCACATTTGATGCAAGTACAGGAGGAGGAGTTGGAGCCATTGCAAGCCTTACTCCTGAAGGAGTGGCTGCTGGTTTTTCAATTGGCGCATTGCCTGCATCATCTGCAGCAAATAATAAACATTATTTTGTGGTTAGCGAAGGCGGTACAATCACAAGTGGCAATGCACCCAATGTAACACTTGCACCGCCAGACCTTATTCTTTCGGTGTATAACACTTCTAGCCCAGGATGGGTGGAAATTGACGTATCCGCTGGCGCAGGCTCAATTTCAGCAAACCAAGTAAGTTTTACTCCTGCTGGCGATCTTGGCTCGACTAGTGTTCAAGCTGCTATTGAAGAAGTTAGCACCGAATGCCGCAATGCAACTAACTTGACCAGCGGCACCCTTGCTGTAGCGCGTGGCGGCACCAACCTCGCTAGCTATACCAAAGGCGACATCATTGCGGCTAGCGCAGCTACCACACTTGCAAAGTTACCAGTTGGCACCAATGGGCAAGTATTAACGGCTGATAGCACTGAAACTAGTGGTCTCAAATACACCACTCCCACAGTTGGTACGGTCACAAACGTAACCAGTAGCACCACTGCACTGACGATTGCTACTAGCACCACCACGCCAGCATTGACGATTCGTGCGGCGACGACCAGTGTTAATGGCATCGTCCAGCTCAGCGACAGCACGGGCACCACTAGCTCAACGCTCGCCGCCACTCCTACAGCAGTCAAGGCGGCTTATGATCTGGCTAATGCAGCATTGCCCAAGACTGGCGGTGTTATCACTGGTGCGCTGGAAATTGGCAGCACTGGCAGCTTGGTATTTGAAGGCAGCACCAACGATGGAAATGAAACTACTATTGCAGTTGCAGATCCAACTGCTGATCGCACGATTACATTCCCAAATGTAACTGGCAACGTTGTTACAACTGGCGATAGCGGCACTGTCACTAGCACAATGATTGCCGATGGCACGATTGTCGACGCTGACATCAATGCCTCTGCCGCCATTGTTGATACCAAATTGGCTACTATTGCCACTGCCGGTAAAGTAAACAACAGCGCCACCACTGCGACGAGTGCTAATACGCTCAGCGCTATTGTTGCAAGAGATGGTAGTGGCAATTTTTCCGCCGGCACTGTCACTGCAAGCCTGACTGGAGCTGCATCATTAAATGT